GGAATTTCCGTTTCAATTTGTGAGCGGATTCTGCGAGCAATGCACCGCTAAATTGTCCGATAAATGGACAGTCCCCCGACCTTGATTCTGTTAACCGGCAATGCGACAGGTTAGCAAAAACCATTTTGTTGATGTCAACAAAATGGTTGGCAGGAAGGAGAGACTACACATCTTTCCCTAAACCTGCCTAATTAACAATTAAACCTTTCTATATGGTTAAGGAATTGTATTGGTGGTTAGCGGTAATATCAGTAGTTTTTCTGGCTTGGTATATATATAACTTTTTCAATCCGCGAGTATGAAGTTTATTTGCACAGTTTGCAACAAAGAATGCATAGTTTCTGAAGTTTCCGATAAGGATTTTATTGACGATGAAAACAACAGTGGCTATATTTGCAAACAATGCCAAGAAAGATTAAGCGGTTATTATTAAAAGCTTATGAAATTATTACAAAGAATAATGAAATTTTTTCATCAACATTTTTTATGTTGGCACAAATGGAGAAGATTAAAAAATCACGGATGTCCAAATGAACCCGACTTGATAGAATGTGAAAAATGCGGATTTATAACAAGTTTATTTTAATATGATAAATTCTTACATCCCCGAAGAAATAAATTTAAAGAGTGCTGACTACGAACTTATCTTTGGTACAGGCGAACTTACAAAATCTTTTAATTGGAGAGACTATTTACCACCGAGAGAACGGCAATACTGGATACCATTTTGCGTTTCATTTTCAAGACTTGATTGTGCCGAAGCTGTGGCAAGAAGAGAAGACTTGGAACTTAACTTGTCCGATAGAAGACTGGCGGTAGAAAGCGGAACGACAAAAAACGGCAATACAATGGACGCTGTTTCTGATTGGTTTAGAAAGATAGGAACGGATAAGGAAGAAGATACTCCGATTACTCCAAAGATGATTTCAGACGGCTGGAACGAGTGGGACAATATTTTTAAACTACCGGAAGCTGGCAAGAGATATGTCGGAGGCAATCATAGCTGGGTAAACACAAAGGCGGGGATGATAGACGCTCTTAATTATTCGCCCTTGCAGATAGCAGTCGGCGAGACCAACTTTAACTGGGAGCGAGACGGTGAGGTGCAAGTACCTACAAAATCACCGGAATATTATCACTGCGTACTCGTTTATCACATAGACGAAGAAGGCAGATATTTAGTGCGAGACTCAATTGGAAAAGAGTTTAAGATATTACATAAAGACTACCCTATAAAATGGTGCAAATCTTTTAGAGATTTGCCCGCTAATTGGAAAGAGAATATGGGAAATAATTTTGTGAAAATAATAAAAGACAAAAATTCAAAAGCAGTCGGATTTTGGATACCTGCTCTTAACGAGCAAGCCTTGGAAACTTTAGCGATGGGTTTTTGCAAACCACTAGCAAAGTCCGCGAATGGAAAGATTGATTGGGAAAAAGTTTTAGAAGGGGAGCTTGTTTTAAAAAGTTAGTATATGGAAGAGTCTTTACTTGAATTGGCCAAGGTGGGCGGTCCGGTGGTTGTAGTGGTTGCTATTTTTGTATCTTATCTTTGGCAAAAAGCAAAGTTGGATAATATCAGAGAAAATAATCATATGGCGCATTCTACGGCCGCGACAGACAGATTGGCTGAAGCATTAAGAGAAGTAGCAATATCTAATACAAAGCTGGCGGATAAAATAAGCGATTGCCCGAATAAAAAATAATATGACAAAAGAGGAATTGGAAAAAAAGAGACAGCCGTGCGAGGTGTATAGCAGAGTGGTCGGATATTTACGGCCGATTGAACAATGGAATCCTGCCAAACAGCAAGAGTTTGAAGATAGAAAAACTTATAAAAATAATGAATAATTTTTTAAATAAAATAATTATGGACAAAATTATTGAAAGTTTGCGAAGCAACTGGAAGAGATATTTAGTTTCAATAGCGCTCACATTTACAGCAGGCTTTTTAGCTGTAATATTATCAAGTTTGGATAATCTTACCTTAGAAAGTTTGACCAATGGAACGCTGGCTGGTGTCATCTTCGTAGCAATTAGAACGGGCTTAAAAGTAGCTTTGGAGTATGTTTTATCAATAATAATAACTAAATAAATTAAACTGCGACTTTGGCTCTAATAGCTCCTGATAGCGGGGAGCAAAGCATAAATATATGAGTCAAAATGAAAAAATAATTAAACAAATCAACGAAGAATTGGAAAACCAAAAAATAGAAAAACTAAAACAAGAAGTTAAGGCTTACAAATTAGAACAACTTAATTTACAAGAAAGACTAAAAGAAGAAAAGGAAAAGATTGAGGAAAAATTAAGAATAATTAAGCTTAATTTAGAGAACCTGGACAACGGAAAATTTGAAGCAATAGAGGAAAGAATAAGAAAATCAGATACGGCAAAACAGCTTGGCAATTTCTTTTTTCCTACAAACACTACTTGGAATCCTTCTTGGACTACAGGAACTTATACCATCAGAACAAGCGGTGGTATTAACAAAACATTTTACTTCTAAATAACTAACCGCCAAAGTCGCAATTTAATATAAAAACGCTATGATCGCAAAGCTAATTCAAAAACCGCAGATAATAGAAATTATAGGCTCGTCAATAAAAGTAAAGCACCCCGACATTTCCGGATACACGAGAACGGAAATAATAAGCCCCCTTACTGCTGCGGGGACAGCTTTAAGTGTGTCTGATAACAATAACTTGACTGATGACGATTGGTTTGTTTTAGGAGAAGCAGGAGATGCTAAAGCCGAAGAGTGCGATGTCAACGGAGCAGTGACGAGAGGTACGAGTTTAACTATTACTAACACAACAAAATTTAGCCACGATATTTCTACGCCTTTAACTAAAATATACGAAAGAGGAATAAAGATTTATGGAGCGGCAACTGACGGCGGAGTTGGTACTTTAATAGCCTCTGTGGACGCTAAAGTCGCAGCTACAAATCAGCTTGCTGACGCCATAATGATACAGTGGAATAAAAAATATACCGAATACACTTTAATTAGCACTGATACAACCTACGCTTACTATTTTGTAAAATTTACGGACGGCACAACAGATAGTTCTGCCAGTGATTATGTTTTAGCAACTGGACTTACTTATAACAGTATAGAGACTGTCGTCAAAGAAGCCTTGTTAAAAGTCAACGCTAAAATAGACCCCGAAGCAGATGGACTTATTACTAGAGAATGGCTTTTATCAGTAGCTAATGATTTTCAAGATGAAGTTGCAAATTACGAAGTGACTACCCCCGACGGCAGAAAAATATCAAAGGATTGGAGTTGGGAAATCTTTGAAGATGAGACGAGTCTTGCTTTGACTTTAAATGAAAATAAATACGCTTTAAGCGGACTGGCAAGCGACTTAAAATACGAGAATAGTAAAACTGGTCTTTTGAGTGTGAGAATAGGGAGTAGTTTAATTGACTATCAAGACATAAATGAATACGAAGAGAATATGGACAGTATTGTGAGAACGGAAGTAGCAACCGCCGCCGCTACCGGAGATTTAACGCTAGTCTGCGACGATACTTATGAATTTAACGAAGACGGCACAATCTACGCCGGAGCGGAAACGCTTACTTATACTGGAAACACTGAAACTACCGGAACTTTTACAGGAATACCCGCCTCCGGAACAGGCTCTATAACGGACACTATTGCAGTTGATAGTGTAGTCTGGCAAGGAATAACACCCGGAACCCCCACAAAATATACAATTTTTAACGGCTATATTCTTTTAAATATTCCTCCGAATAGCGATTTAGTTGGATATAAGATAAAGATAAAAGGAATAAAGAAATTGAGCAGATTAACCGATTTTCCTGATACTTTTGCCGTACCTTTTACACACTTGGCTAAAATTTATATTGCCAGTCAAATTGAATATAGAAAAAATAATACTACTAGCGGAGACAGATTGATTGCCGAATTTACTAGAAAGCTAAATGACATAGCTCTAAAAGACAAGATACAAAAAATGGAGTCTTTGACTTATTACCGCTTTGGAGAAGACGAGAATAATCTATTTTAATATGCCGACACCAATTCATCTTACAAGTTTCATTGAAGGAGTGTACACTGATGTTCCAATCATCAATATCCCGCAAAATGCTTTGTATATTCAGGATAACTGCGTAACTTCGCATAAGCTGGGAGCTATATTGAAGCGTCCGGGTTATCTTAATATCGGCAGCGCTTTACAGGCGAATAAAAGTATCACCGGCCTGCATAATTTTAGACAATCGTCGTCGGTACAAAAAATGTTGGCGACAGTAGATGATGCAACTAGCGATGATACACAACTCTTTTATTCTACCGGCGGAGCTTGGGCGGAGATTGCCGGAGCCGAGACTGCTTGGGCAAACAAGGCGGGAATAAATGTTGAGATGGAAGACTTTATAGGTTATTGCTTTTTTGTCGGATATGGCGCGACAGACGGATTTTTACCAAATGAAACTTTAACTGGTACAACTTTTGGCACAACTAACACTACCGATATGCCAACAGCTAAATACATAAAGAGATATAGAGATAGGCTTTATATTGCTAATTGTTATAACGCTGCCGCACAGCCTTACAGAGTTTATTATTCTAGTGTACCTACGGGGTCAACAATTTCTTGGACAGTGGCAACTGATTTTTTTGATGTTGATTATTCGGAAGAAATTACCGGATTGGGGCAAAACTGGGACAACTTGATTGTTTTCACGCAATATTCCGCCTATATGTATAATCAAGACAGCAAAGGCAAGGTGTGGGATATAGGATGTTCCAATCATCGCAATATAAAGAACTATGGACAGTATATGGTCTGGGCGGATATGAATAATGTCTGGATTTCCTCGGGTGGTTTTCCTCAAGCAATCGGCGGAAGAGTGATAGATTTTATAAGAGCGGCAAATATGGCTAATTCTTTTGCAGAAATCGTTGATGAAGAATATCATCTTTATTTGGGAAATATAACAGTTAACGGAATAAGCTACTCTAATTTAACTTTAATATTTAATTTTCCTACTCAAACTTGGAGATGGTATGAATACTACGACACAATGACAGTCTTCGCCAGATATTATAAAACGGGCAAAAACTATCTTTGGATGGGAGCGTCGAATGGCGATGTTCACGAACTTGCCAAATATACAGATACCACTCTCATAAATACAGATGATGGGCAACCGATACATTCTTGGTTTCAAACAGGAGCGATGTCTTTTGGTGATCCGTCTTCTTTTAAAAGACTGGGTAAAATAATAACTTATGCCGACAGAGCTCAAGGCTTGCAATTAAGAGCGAGAGTGATAGACAGAGGCAATCTCGCCTTAACGGAATTTAAACCCTTGATACAGATAACAAAGTTTATAGACGAAAAACAAATCAATCCGGATAAAGGTTATTTTTTGCAGATAGAAGGCTCGGAGAACGGAAGCAGTCCATACTGGAGCTTTCTTGGTATGACTATTATGATCGATTTAGATAAACCCGCTAAAAACTAAAAAAATGCCATTTTTAGAAGACTCATCATTTAATAAATTTCACATTAGACCAATAGAGCTTGATACTTTTGAAGTTGACGAACAGCAAACAAACACAGACCAATATTTTCCCGACAATGGCATAGGCGGTTATAAGATAGAAAGTTTATCAGTTGCTAAATTAACAGCGGGTTCAATTAGAGTTGATGAATATATTCAATCTACCGGTTTTGTAAGCGGTTCTACTGGTTGGCAGATAAAAGGAGACGGGACAGCGGAGTTTGTAGGCATTACTTTATCGGGTGGAGTTTTTAGATATGGCAAGACTGCTTTTACTGATGCTATTAACGCTGGATATTACTTTGGAAGTGAAGGAATGTATGTCGGCTCGGCTCTTGACGCTACTCTTTTAAAATTTACAATCGCGACTGGAGCTATTGATCATATAGGGACAATATCATCGCGAAGCACAGCCACAATCGCCTCGGCAATAAATGTAAGCGGAAATCTTATTACTGATATTGTAAATGCTCGTTTAAATTCATCTACCAAAAGCATATTAAGCGACTTTGAATTTGATTCGGTTGACTACTCGGGTGGTATCAAGTGCGGGACGATAACCTGGAACGCCACCACTGGAGCGATAACGGGCGGAAGCGGTGGAGTCTTCCACAAAGGCGGTTTACTCTTCTCTAACGCAGGTGTAGCGACAATAACGCTAGACGCCACAACTGGAAATGCTACTTTTGGCGGGACGCTTGTCGCAGCTGCGGGGACGCTTGGTTCAATTACGGCTGGTACTTTTACCGGCATTACAATCGCGATAGGAACGGGAGATAATATTTTTAAAGCGAACAGCAACGGAATTTATTTAGGAGACGCTACTTTTGCCGACGCTCCTTTCAGAGTTTCTATGGCCGGAGCTTTAACGGCGACCTCAGCAACAATCAGTGGAGGAGCAACTGGTGGCTGGACAATAACATCAACAACAATTCAAGATACTGCCGGATTGGTGGGAATGTCTTCAGCCGTAACCGCAGGAGACGATATTCGTTTCTGGGCGGGACACGTCACTCCCGCGTCCGCTCCTTTTCGCGTAACAGAGGCGGGAGTGGTCAATATGACTTCCGCCATAGTTGGTAATTGGACAGTCAACGCTACTTCTATTTATACAGGGACAGAAGACCACAGTGGATATACAGCTAACGCAGGAGATATAACTTTATATTCAGATGGGAGCGACGCCTCTATCCACGCTAAAAATTGGTATATAGATACCGCCGGAGTTCTTAATTGTACGGCGGCCGTTGTTTCAGGAGCCATTACCACAACAGCAAGCTCGGTCTTGGACGGAGGTTATCTCTCGGCAAATACTGTCGCCTCGGCTTCCGCTAACCTCGCATTGCGAGGCTGGACAATCACTTGTGCTTTTTCCGCCACTGACTCTGATACTGTCGCTTGGGGAGCAGGTACATTCACAGCCTCTGACGGCACTGCCTACGCTATCGGAGCAGGCAACACGGGCAATATGGCGGCAAGGACTTATATTTACCTGGATATTGCCGTTTCAACGATTGCTCTGCAAACTACTACAACAGCAACGACTGCGATAGGCAATGGCAAGGTTTTAATCGGTGTTGCAGAAAATAACACAGACGCAACAAGCGACGCTACTTTTCAAATATTCGGAGGCATCGGCGGACAGTCAATCTTGGTTGACTATATCGCCGCCAATTCCGCCTCTACAAATGAATTCGTCTCCAATACTGCCCAGATTGCTAACTTAATCGTTACCTCCGCTAAAATTAGCGACTTGGTTGCTAACAAGATTACGGCTGGAACGGGAATAATAAATAATTTAGAAGTTAAGGCTCAAATAAAAGCAGGCTCTGTTGTCGTTCTTCACAACTGCGATACTTATAACGGCAATGGGACTTGGCTGGCGGCTTATGATGCTGAAAGTATTGCAACTGACGCTACTGAATATTTAGAAGGCTCTGGTTCTATAAAATTTAATATTGATGTTTCTAATGGAGCGGAAAATTATGGCGAGATTTATGTTCCGGATATGGCAACAGTTGACCTGTCCGCCTATGAAGATATTGGAGTATTTAGATTATGGATATTTTTACCTAGTGTTTTATATATTACGCAAATAAATTTAAACTGGGGAGACGCTGGGGGAGCGGACGGCTGGACAAATACAGCAACAACACAAGCAAATGGCGACGCTTTTGTCAGTGGGTGGAACCAAGTTGAATTTGACTGGGACGGAGCGGGAACCTTTGGAACAGGCGACCCTTCAGCGGTAGGATATTTGGCGGTTAGATTGACTTACGGCGCAGGGCAAACCGATATGACCGATTGTCGGATTGATTACATTGCTTGCTACGATCCGAGAGGTTCTTTCAGGAGTTATGCCAGCGGAAATAAAGGCGGAATGTTGATGAATTACTTCGGCATAGAGGGGTATAATTTAAAAAATGTAAGAACTACAGAGATAAACGCCGAGACCGGAAAGATAACGGCGAGAGATATTGTCGTCACCGCGAAGGCCGGCTCAAATATTTGGTCTCCGATAACATTAACCGGATATTTTGCCGGAATGGATAACACTACTTATTCAACGCAATGTTTAAGTTTAAATACCGATGAAGACCTTAACGGAGATATTGCTTTGGTTGGATATACTTCAACTAGCGCAATATCAAGAGTCGCCAGGTGGAAACAACTATCTTCAACAGCTACTCCAGCCATCGCCCTTTATAACAGCAATACAAGCGGAAATTTTGCCGGAGGGGCGGATAACCATTACGGAATAATTAAAATAGGCAGTTATTTTTATGATAGTTGGTATGACGCAGCCGGAGGAGGAGCTTCTATGTCCAGATTAACTGAAGATTTATCAACTGCGGCCGCCTGCTCTTTCAGCGGTACAAGCGGGCACGGTTCTCTTGCTTATGATAATGCCAATTCCTATTTATTGATTTTAGACGGAACTACTTCGGTCAAGAGATACACAATATCAGGAACTACAATCACTTATGTTGACACTATTACTTTAAGCACCGGATTAACATCAAGAACTCCGGCCTTTATGTATGACGGAGATTATTATTGGGGATACTCTGCGGGGACAATGCGAAAATACGATAAGTTGGGAACGCAGTCGGGAAATTTATCAATCGGAGAAACCGACACTAATATCATAAAAGGACTGATTAAACTGCAAGGAATTTTATATTTAGCGATTGAAGCTCCCGAAAAACTTGAAAACAACGGCTACATAAAACAGCAGTACATTGTTCAATTGGTACCTATTAACAATTTCTAGCGGAAAATACCAATTTTTATGAAGAAGGGATTTAAACATTCTCAAGAAGCAAAATTAAAAATGCGTAATTATCATTTAGGCAAGCCAAGCGGAATGTTAAATAAACATCATTCAGAGGAAACTAAAGATAAAATAAAAAAAAGTAATATTGGGAAAAAAAGGAGCCTAGAAGCTAGAAAAAAAATGAGTGAAGCTCGCTTGGGGACGCATCCTTCTGAAGAAACAAGAATTAAAATGGGAAAAGCGAGAATGGGTGAAAGAAATAATTCCTGGAAGGGCGGAGTAACTGATAATAATATTAAGATTAGACATAGCATAGAATTTAATTTATGGCGTGAAGCGGTATTTGCAAGAGATAATTGGACTTGTCAAAAATGTTATATTAAGGGAGGAATATTAAATGCACACCATATTAAAAATTTTGCTCAATACCCGGAATTAAGATTTGCCATTAACAATGGAATAACCTTTTGCAAAATATGTCATATCTTGTTTCACAAACAGTTTAAGAAAAAAAATAACACAAAAGAACAAATAGAAAATTTTTTAAAAGTACCTATAAATAATTTTTAATATGGACATTACAACAGCAATCAAAAAAACAAAAGACAATGATTATAAGGTAGATAAACTTACTCCCTCTGAAAAGGCGGATATTGTTTGGTTAATGGTACAAGAATATTTAAAAAATAAAGATACTAAGCAGTTATGAAATACACATTTTCTAATCCAAGTTTTAACGGAGTATCCGCAAAACAGTTCTCTTTTGATGTTCCCGACGAGAATAAACTTTTTAAAGATTCGGGCGGAGGAATAAATATACTAAAAGGCGGACAGAGATACAAATTTGACCCCAGTGCTTATTATAATGAAAATATTTCAAGCGGATTGCAAATGAGCGATTTGGCAAATGCCGGCGTGCAGAGGAATGACCAACTCGGAATAAACTATAAAACTTTAAACATCAAGGGAAAACAATATAACTGGGGCGGGGGAAAACTTTACGACCAAAGTTGGAATTTATTAGGAGACGCTCCGGAGAGTAATGACGGCAGAAGTGTTATAAATAATATTTTTT